ATTAACAAACTTGTAGGCTAGTGTGATTCTCTGACACCCTGCATAAGCAGCATGCCAAAAATGTAAATCTTCTTCTTCTCTCGAACCAAAGTAATAGTGTCTGCATTGCCAGCCAGGCACATCATGGATACGAGTAATTTGATCAGTCTTTTTATCGTAGTATTCGAAATACCCTTCTCCGGTTTCTGACCACGTGAACAATACTTGATACGCACTCGCATCATAGTTGTTATGCCAACCAACAAAACCGCCTGGCGGATAGTATGAAAGTAATGCGGATGTATGTGCACCAATTTCTGCAGCGAAGTCATATTTGACCTTCTGCATAAACGCACCCCACATTTCCTTATCTTCACGAACCATTTTAGATATAGGTTGTGCAAAGTATCGATCCGGTGGGCCTACTAGTTCAGGATATCTTGAAAGACATTCGTCTAAGTATAAACGAGAAGTGTAGTAGTCACCTTTAGTGATATCACTACGCTCATTGTACGTCCAGTACTTCTCATCGTTATAGGATGGTTTGGACAACATCTCATCAGAGAATCCATTCAGCACACTCAAAATTTCTTTATTACGAATTACAACTTCACTCATGACTAGTAATCACCTTCCTCATATTTTTCGTTAGCACGTTTCAAAGCATCGTCACTGACTGCTCCCATTTCTATCAGGTAGGTAACCGCGGCGGAAATCCCTTCCTGTCTTCCCATTTTTTTACCTATTATATTAGCAACAAACATAAGACATAATACAAATATAGTATGTGTAAGTGGATCCATTATAGATTCCTTATAAAGTAAAACCTTCGAACTTCTCTGCGGAAATTCGTTGGCCTGAGTTAGAGTTATCAAAAACTGGGCCATGATCTACTTCTTTATTTAGTGGTGAATCGTTTTGATCCACATCAAACAACCTCATCTTACTACGGTCAATACCTACCACAAATCTCTGGTGGGCATTGGGATCACCGTATCGGTTCTTCAATTGTTTGACTAATATCTGTCCATTAGCAGTTAGTTCATCATTACTAATGAGTGCAAACATCAAGTCAGTTGTCGCTGGCAGTCCAAACGATTCAGAGGTATCCTCTAGACCCACATCGTCGTTAGAGTAGCCAGAGCGAGTAGTCTGGGTGGCGGATACCACCGGAACATTGAACTCTACAGCAAGTCCACGCAATTCTTCAGCGATAGACTTAATATATGTATATGAGTTGATAGAACCCCCCATGGCTTTCATCCGAGCAGACGAACATATGTTTAAGTAATCGATAAAGATTATGTCCGCTGTGAACTTCTTCTTTAGTTTCAACTCGTTAAGTAAAGCACGGAAGTGAGACGCGTTTGCCGCACCAGTCGGGTATTCTTTAATGATCAACTTACCATTAGTCTTTTCAGCGATACCCTTAACACGATCTGTGAACATGTCCTTGCTGAGATTTCCTAACTGGTCGATAGGGACATTCAGTAAGTTAGCATCGATTCTTTCTGCGATACGTTCTTCGGACATCTCCATCGTAATATACAATACATTCTTACCCTGAGTAAGTGCTGCCGCTGAGGCATGACACATAAACAGAGATTTACCAACACCAGTACCAGCAAGTGCGACAGTAAGCGTCTTATTAGGAAGACCGCCCTTAGTAATACGGTTGAAGTAATCCAAGTCCCAAGGAAGACGTTCTTCATCAGTGTGATAGAAATCCCACCGCTCATCAACACTCTCTAGATAATCATGGCCAATGTTAGTATCAAAGGACACTGACAGTGCTTTGGACAATACTTCGGGGATTGCATTCTTAGATAATTCTTGGTGTTTACCATCGATGATAGAGATTGACTCCATCACTGCATTGAATACTGCACGGTATTGACACCACTTCTCAGTACGTTCAGTTAACCAGTCCATGTCTTCTTCGGCATACTTGAAGATATCCGGAAGAATATCCATAGTGTGACGATAGTGCTCATCCGACATTCTATCCTCAGAATCAATCTCAATCTTGAGTGCTTCTTTGGAAGGAAGGTTATTATACTTCGCGATATAGGCGGTGAACTCTTTGAAGATACTTTTGTAAGTACCCTCAAAGTATTCAGGTGAGAGGAAAGGGGCGACCTTCCTCATATAGGGATCGTTAGTCAGTAGATTCCGTAGAATCGTCTGCTGTAGATTGATGTCCGTCATGTGTATCCTTTTTATATAATGAGCCAGTATCTATCGCTGCGTCTAGGATGTCCCCTAACACTTCACTGGCGAACTCTTGCAATGCAACATGATCACTATTATACACGCTTGTGTCGTCTGTGTCAACCACTTCGAAGCTAAAACTTATGTTTTGCTCTTCACCATTAATTCGTACATTTTCAAAACGGATTGTTACGTCACCGAAAGGAGAGCGAAGAAGATCAACATTCCATGCGTCCTTACCATCGACTACGGTAGGTACTAATTTGTAGTCGATGTTCTCAGAAGGTTTATCTAGATCTAATGTTTTCATGCAAATGACTCCTCTACAATCAATTCAGGGTTGATCTCGCTTTGATATCCTATCTGATAAGTCTTCTGTAGGAATGTAGCGAAATCGCTTGTTTCAAAAATAGGTGCCCAGAACTCATTGGACAAAGTGTCCTTGATACGGAACTTCTTATCTTCTGCTTCGGTGCCGTGACAACGAGAGTACCAACCATTACTTGGTTTGATAACATACCCACCAGCCAACGCAACTTCAAGTAGACCAGAATTCTTTTCGACACCACCATCCCAAGATACTGAGATTGGAATCTTAGATTGTTCTTTCACAAAGCGAGACTTCTCAACCTTGATAACAAAATCGTAACCAGTCACTTCAGTACCCGTCTTATTCTGTCGACGACCGATAATCCAGATATTGTCGGCAGAGTAATAGATACCAGTACCACCACTAACTACATCTTTTGGAAACAAACCAATCTCTTTATATGTGTGATTGATTGCAAGCATCGGGATATTCTTCATCGCCAGATACGGAGTTGACATACGGAACAAACCTTTCAGTGCCTTCGCACGTGACATATCCGCAACACCTTTCTCGTTCAGTGCATCATCAAGTTCTTTCTTAGACGCAAGGTTACCGATAGAATCAATAACGATAATAACATCGTCTTTGCGGTCTAGGGTCTCTAACTGACTGATCAAGTCAAACTTTAGTTCTTCGACGTTAGCAATAGGTGTGTGCAATACACGACTAGTGTCAATACCAAACTGTGCGAAGTATGACTGAGGTGATCCAAACTCGGAATCATAAAACAACATGACCGCATCGGGTTTGGCTTCAAGGTATGCGCCTGCCATCAATAGTGCAAAAGATGTCTTAAAGTGTTTAGATGGCCCTGCAAGAACTGTAAGGCCTGGCGAGATACCACCATCTACAGAACCAGATAACGCGACGTTCACCATCGGAACATCAGTCGGTACCATCTCTTTTTCTGTGAAGAATTTACTCGTCGATAGGATCGCTGTCTCTTTGATCTTCGAGTTCTTCTTTAATTTGTCCATTATTGACATTTGTGCCTCCAAAATTTACGAATGTAATGTTATTAACTTTTTCTCTTTCATCAAGGGTGTATTGTACACGATAAGTACTATTGATGTCAAGTACTTTCTCTAACAAATCGAAACTAGTACTAGTCCCGTCAGCAAACTCATGTGTTGAAAAGTCTAAGAATGCTCTTGTGTCTTTGGGTAGACATGCACCACCGAATCCTCGTTTACCATCAAAGCCAGGCACACGGGTGTGACCTACACCAACTCTATCGTCTTTACCTACTGCACGAACAATAGTATTGTAGTTGCAACCATACATGTTGACCAGATCATACAACTGATTAAAGAATGTGATCTTAGTAGACAGGTATGAGTTAATGGTATATTTAACAAAGGATGCTTCGTACGCAGTCATACGGTGATAGTCGTTAGACTCACATGCACCAAAGATCTCATACACGTCAATGAGTTCTCGTGCGGCTACTGGCATACCACCAATGACGTGGAACTTAGCACCAACGAAGTCTGCCTTAGCATTCTTCTCTGTCAAGAACTCAGGGTTATAAACGAAACGATCGATTTGTTCTCTACTCATACCAGAGTAAAGACGGTCAATAGATTCGGGAGTGATTGTAGATTTAACTACGACAAGAGCGTCAGTATAGTTTAGACACTTAATCACCGACTCTTCCACTATAGAAGAATCTACCGAACCATCATCAGCAGATGGTGTAGGTGCACATATAAAGAAACACTTAGGGTGAATATCTGCTGGTGCGTCTGTCAGAGTATCAAGGGTAGTTTCATATTTGGGGTCATAGTAGTTGAAGTCGACAAGAGGATGCATAAACGCATACTCAACTGCCTGACCAACAAATCCATGACCAACGATCCCTATTCGAAATCGTGTGGTAACGTCATCTGCTGTCGCTCTAGTCATTATTTGATTCCATTATAAGTTTTATACCATTCATAAAATCTTTCAACACCCTCTGCAATACTCACCTTCGGTTCATAACCAAGTGCTTGTAACTTAGCAGTATTAGACCAAGTCTCTAAAGTATCAGCCGGATGTTGGGGAGCAAGATTCTTAATTGCTTTCTTCCCAGTTTGTTTCTCGATCTCACCAATGAAGTCTAGCAACTCGACTTGTTCACCACGTCCAATATTAAATATCTCTCCCGACAGATTGTCATTGTCTAGGACAACTTCAATACCATCTAGGATATCTTCTACGTAAGTGAAGTCTCTCTTCATCTTACCGTAATTATACACTGTTATTTCCTTTCCGTCAAGTATATTCGTAGTAAAATCAAATAATGCCATATCAGGACGACCCCAAGGGCCATATACTGTGAAGAAACGAAGTCCAGTAGTGTTTAGTCCAGACGACTGCATCTGACACTCATTCGCCCACTTGGTATAACCATATGCGTTTAATTGTTTACCAGTCTCTTCGCCTTCTGTCCACGGAGTCGGGGATCCAGCATATACACAAGACGTTGACGCATATATGATACGAGTCTCCGGTAGATGTTGTTTACAGATATCAATAAGGTTCTGTGT